CTATAAACCAGTTGATAAATTCTTCACAGTCGTCGTTATGTACACGACTGTTGCCTTTTAAACCAAAATGAATGTCTGTAAAGACAGCAGCTTTTTTAAACAAAGTTCTATTCTCCGATATACTTTGTTAAAGTATACTTTATAATTTAACACCTGTCAACTATTAATTTTTAGAATGTGGCGAAATTGGAGCGTCTTCGTTTCTTTTTACACTAGCTTCCCATTCGCCTTGGTGTTGACGAGTATAACTTGGATTCAAGTCGTTCATTTCTAAAATATCGTCTCGAATGTTTTGATTGCGCTTTTCTATATTAATAACACGAACAAAGCTATTAGTAACAGCAGCGGTATAATAAGCAAAAGGGTTATTGGATTTGGATTCATCAAATTGTAGTCCTATTTGTGCAAGTTGAACAATTGCTTGTCCCTTCATTTCGTCATTGTAGGTATAACCCCTAACATTTCCACGAGTTGCATATCTGTCCACCAGTTTTAACCACATCATGGCAAGTTTGTCTGTGGCTTTTCCATGATCTTTTGAAAAATGTCCATTTTCCATGCCACCTTGCCAATGACTTTTGCCCACACAGATTAAATCACCATCGTCATTGAACTTGTAGTGTTGAAATGGAGGAAAATTTAGTTTAACTTTTGTATCTGCAACAGTCTTTGGATTCTTTTTTCTGCCCGGCTCTTCTGGAACATGATCAAAAGTCATAATTCTAAAGATCAATTCTTCTTTGGTAATAGTTCTGTAATCGATTTCGCATTCAGCTTGCTTGACTTTTTCGCCTGTTATACGTCTAGATTCATAATCGGCTAGCGAAAGGCGTTTTGCTTTGTTTCTTTTTGCTTCAGCAATAGTTCTGATATTAATTTTATCTGTGCTTTCTAATATTATATCATACTGATTATATTCTTTGCTAACATAGCTATTGAATGTGTTCTTTGATCTGTGTATTTCTGTTAAGATATCTCTGTTGTTTAGGTAATTTCTTTTTCTCATGACTGCTCCGGGTTAATTACTATTTATTATAATATACACAGTTAATTTTGTCAACTAAATACTGTTGGAGAACAATAGGTTATGTCAGTATACAATTCTTTAAACATTGCTTTTAACAATGTCAACAACAGATTAAACAATTCGTTCGGCAATATTCGCCAAGTGAGTCAGACTATTAATGGTTTTACAGCAAACATCAATAGAACTGTGAGCCAGTCTGAAAGTTTTACCAACGGCGAAGTTTCAGACACAGTGCGCAATGTAAAAAATACCTTAGGCGTTGTGGATAATTTGGTCACAGGCGGCACAGGAAACATCGGTAATGTAGGAACCGCAACTAGGATGATCAGCAATGCTGTACAAGATGTAGGTTACAATGCTGCTCCTAAAGGAAAAAATATAACTAGAGCATTGATGAATCCTAGTATAGCATCTGAAGACGCTAGCGATTGGCGCGTGAGTTTGAGTGTACCCAGTGTTATCATGGATGCCGCAGGACCTGCGCTTGGTGTCTTAGAAAGCACTGGAAATAGAATGATATTTCCTTTTAATCCAACTATATTATTAGGGCATAGTGCAAATTATAGCACTGTGCATCCCACACACACAAATTACATCTATCATGCTTATGAAAACAGTCAAGTTGACAATATTACAATCACAGGCGAATTCATTCAAGAAAATCAAGCAGATGCTCAGTATTGGATAGGTGCTCTGCACTTTCTTAGAACAATGACAAAAATGTTTTATGGCGAAAGTGATGGACCGTTGGGTAATCCGCCTCCCGTAACAAGATTGAACGGCTACGGTAAATATGTTCTGAACAACATACCTTGTGTGATCACAAACTTTACCACAGATTTGCCTCAAGATGTCGATTATATAGAATGTACAGTTGCAGGCGACAAAAATTATGTTCCAACTCAATGTACATTTACTGTAACACTTGCTCCAAACTATGCAAGACGCAGTCAGTCAAGATTTAGTTTACAGGATTTTGCAGCCGGCAAACATATAGGCAATCCTGAAGGATTTGTATAATGAAAAGTAAAAATCTAGGACCGTATGGGTCTACGAAAATTAACAGAGCAGGATATTTAGATATTCTCAAAGTTAGGCCAGTCCCTCAAGCAGGTGACGATGTAATTTACACTATAACCCCCAGTTATACATACAGACCTGACTTGTTGGCGTTCGACTTATACGGTCAAAAAGAATTGTGGTGGGTGTTTGCTCAAAGGAACCCAGATATCATTAAGGATCCTGTGTTTGATTTTATACCAGGCATCCAAATATATTTGCCGCAAGGTAAAAATTTAAGAGCTAAGTTAGGTTATTAAAATGGCACTAAAATTTTCCAGTATTTCCTCGTCAATTAATAGAGCCAATAGTGCAATCAATAATGCATTCTCAAATGCAGGCGCCATTGGATCAATCACTGGAAGAATAAATCAAGGCGCAGCAAATATTCAGCGTTTACAAAGTCAAGCAGGCAATATAGACATTTATGCAAGAGAAATAACTAACGGATTTAGTGATGTTAGCAGAGCAGTAGGCGGTTTATCAAATGCAGCTAGTGATATTACAAATATTTTTGGCGGCATCGGCGGCGGCGGTAGAAATGTTAGTTCATTGGTTAATAGTACAGCAAGTAATTTTACAAACACAGCTGGCTTAACTGGTGCAGCAGCTAGTTTATCAAATACCGTTGACGGGATAGCAGGACTTTCAAGCACTGGTTCTAGTTTTGTAAGTCTAGGAGGAACTGCTGCCAACTTAGCAGGAATTGTTGGATCTGTTCCAACTGTAAATGGAATAACAAATACTATAGGAGCACTATCTGGGAGCAATGATTCAAACGTGAATGCTTTGCTTTCGAATGCAAAAGATTTGGGGTTACCGACAGCTGCTGCCGGCCAACTGGCAAGTGCAGTATCTGCTGTAAGCTCTGCTTCTGGCTCAGCAGGAGCAGTTTTAGGACAATTACCGCAGCTTTCATCAGAAGTATCGGTTGAGTCTTTAAGTGAACTAGTCCAACCGTCTTCGATTGAAACATTAACTAATAACGCTATTCAAGTACGCGACAGAGAATCGGCTGAACTAATTGGTGCAGTTGGTGGCGAATTTGACAACCTCCGACAAAAAGTTGAACAAATTCAAACAGAATCTGGATTGGATAATTTTTTGAATGACCTTTCTGCTCCTTGGGATCCAAATTTGATCAGCGGAGAAAATGTTGTTCCTTCTCGTAAGGAAGGATTGAGCCGCAGTAAAATAGCTAATCCGTTGAGAAATCACAATGGGTTCAATTATGTTATTACATTAGGAGCACTTAGTCAAGCAGAAAATAATTTTCCAGAAACATATAGAGAATCAGGCAGCTTCGGAACTTATATTATAAAATCAAGTGGCGGTGACTACGCAAATCGATACAAGGTTTTCGACGAAGGTGGTGATGATGCAGAATATTATATTGATAATTTAGAAATTGACGCTGTTGTTGCGCCTAATCCAAACACTAGTGTTGCTATGGGAACAACAATAAGATTTACGGTTACAGAACCATATAGTATGGGAAATTTTGTACAAGCAGTTGTTGGAGCAGCCCAAGAAAAAGGATTTCCTAATGCAATCAGAGCACCATTTTGTTTAAAGATAGAATTTGTAGGGTATGACGAAACAGGTCAACTAGCTCAAACATATGTACAGGATCCTATTTTTATTCCTATTTCTATATACAATATGTCATTAAATGTTACTCATAACGGAAGTGAATACGAAGTAGAAGCAGTTGCAAATAGTGAAGTTGGATTAAACGATCAGATTAATTCTCTTAATACAACAGTTAGTGCAGTCGGCGGAGCAGTGTGGGAAGTTTGCAATGGCGAAGATAGGTCAATAACTGCGGCATTAAATCAAAGAATAAAAAACCTTGAAGACGAAGATGTGCTTGCAAAAGGTGACCGATATATAATAGCTTTTCCGAGAGATCTTAATGGAATAAAAAATGCTATTGCAGGCCTTACACCGGGTGTGCCAGAAACATTAACGCAAGAAGAACAAGTGCGCAGAGAAAGAGGAATAGCAGAACGACCAGATGATTTAGAAGGAGGAACAGTAGTTGAAGAAATAGTTGTTCCGCCTAGCTCTAGTCTATTTGATGTAATAGATGCGTATGCACGAGATACCAGTAAAATGAACGAAATTGGTCTTAGTTTTATTACTGAAGATACTGCTGAAGGCGGCGATCATGCACAAGCAAATCCAAGCGAAACATATAATGAAGAAACAAACACAATTAACAGAGGCTCTTCGGACGCCAACGTTGCAGAAAAAGCTAGAGAACATAAGTTTGGACAAAACGAATCAATTACGTCAGCAATTGAAAAAGTTGTTTTACGTAGTAGATACGCAGCAGAAAAAGCTACTGAAGAAAGCAAACCTAACGGAACTAAACAATGGTTTAAAATAGAAACACAAGTATATATTGACGAAGTTTCTGTTTCTGAATCAGAAACAGGTAACCCTGCAAGAATTTATGTTTATAATTGTATTCCTTATTTTCCAGACGAAGCAAAATTTTTAGGAACACAAGAACGTCCAGCAAATACGCAACAATTAATGGATGCTGCCGTTAAAGAATACAATTATATCTATACTGGAGTAAATGAAGACATTCTAGAATTTGATTTAACATTTAACCAGGCATTCCAACAAACAGTGATGGCAAACTACGGACAAAATTCCGGTGCTAGTGGTTCTCTTGCTGATGTGGCACATAACAGCGGGACAGATGTAAATCACGGCGCAGGCACAAACAGAAACGGTGCCGGCGGCGACGAAGAAGTAGGTGCAGCAATTGTTGAACAAACAGAAATGTCACACGGAAATGCCGGCGGCAGCAGAAGCCAAGATATTAAACTACGTGTGGCAGAAATGTTCCACGACAGACTTATAAATCAAATTGCTGATTTAGTCTCTGCAGAAATGAGAATTTTTGGAGATCCTTTTTGGATGACACAACAGACTGGAAATTATATTGGTGAGGAAGCTGGTCCTAATATTACTCAAGATGGAACAGTTAATTACATGACAAATGAAGTATTTGTTGTAGTCAATTTTAAAACACCATTGGATTATCAAGTCAGCGGCGCAACAATGGAAATGCCAAAGGTTGTAAAAAAGTTTAGCGGGCTTTTTAGTTGTTGGGCAGTAACTAACCATTTTTCTAGCGGTAAATTTGAACAGACATTAAAGTTAGTTAGACGTAGAGGTCAAGACGACGAAGCTACTACTGCTAATAAAGGTCTTGTTGAAGTTAATGACGATAGAGCTATTGTTGAAGCAGATAGTCCTACAAATGGCGATGATCAAAAAGGACAAGGCGCAAACAATAGTGCAAACTCAACAACAGGTGCATCAGATCCGTGTGCTACAACATCTCCAGTTGCTGTTCCTGAAGAATTTGTATCTAGTGAAGTTGACGGAGTGCCTATTACTTCAGAAAAGTCTACAACCGGCGGCGCCGATACTGCATATAATCCTCCAGCAGTTGTTGTATCTAATGTTACATTTGATCCTAGACAAGGTATATTTCCATCCAAACCAAGGAAAGGCAATGTTAATGACGCAGAAGAATAAAAATATATGTATCGGTGTCACCGATACATATATAACAGTGTAAGGAAGTTAGGTAAATGACCTTAGTTACTATTAGTGACCAAGAAAGAAAACTTTTAGATTTGATAGCTAAAGGAGAAGCAGTTCGTGGCCGCAATCCGTACCTCAGTCTATGGCCGAGCACAGTGGAACCAGGTATTATACAGCTGACATTAGATGAAGTACAAAAGTTTCAGCAACAAAGAATAGATGCATGCTATGCATCTAGTGCTTGCGGAAGATATCAGTTCATCAAACAAACTTTAAAAGAATGTATTGGGTATTTAGGTGTAGATCCAAAAACCACTAGATTTACACCTGTAATCCAAGATAGACTTATTATTGCAAGATTAAAAGCAGTAAGAAAAATGAACGAATGGCTTGCTAACGATCCAAACTGGCCAACTCACAAATTTATGATTAAATTAGCTCAAGAGTTTGCAAGCATGCCAGTACCTTACGAAATTCAAGGACAAAATCGAATAGTATCTAAAGGTGAGAGTTATTATGCAGGCGACAGACTTAATAGGTCAAATCATGATACTGATGCAGTGCATAGAGAACTAGAAGATATTAAAAATAACCCACCAGGACCGCCATATATTAGAGACGACGAACCAGAAGCTCTTCCGCCAACTGGTGTACAATCTAGAACAAAAGTCGCTACTGAATCCTCCGGTGGTGGCGTTGGAGCGTATACCGGAGGTAATGCAGGAGAACGTCCGGTTCCTCAATCAACACTGCCAGCCACTGGAGCACCAGTTTATGGATATCGGGTTATTGATCCGTTAGATGATCGATACGATTTTAGAACCGGAGAAAAAGTCAAGGATATTCTAGTACACGGTACAGGCGCTCAAGCAGGCACTCCTGTAATAAACAAAAATATAGGTCCAGCGAATGTTAGTACAACTAATAGTGGTGTTAGAGAAGTAAGCGAACCTGGCCAACAAACAGAAGCGGTTAGAGAGCCTTGTCCAGAACCGGTGACAAATAGAACCAACGAACCGACTGCGAGCACTGGAGATGCCAGCAATAAAACAATTCCTAAAGCAGAAGACGCTCCTGCTTCGAAAGTTGAAAATCCTGTCGGCAAGGTTTACAGATCTCGTAAATTTGCAAAAATTGCAGCAGATAAATATGCTAGGCAAAACCCTGGATTTGCTTATAAATTACGAAAAGAAGGTACACAGTGGAGAGTTACCCCACCAGGCAAAGGATAAAGGTATTATAGATGAGTAGTAACAAAAGCTACACAAGAACTACATCAAGACTTACTGCTGTAAAGGACTCAGGACCGTATGAAGCAGTTGTAGTTAATAATTTAGACGTAAAATATATGGGTTCTCTTGAAGTAGAAATTCTGCGATACACCGGCGCTGGCAACACTCCAGAAAAAAGTGGCGAAATTTTCAATGTAAGGTATTTGTCTCCTTTTTATGGAACAACGCCTAACAAAGGTCTTAAACAAGTACTTGTGATATTTGCAGAAGGTAATCCAAACTATGGTTATTGGATTGGTTGCATCCAAGATGATTATATGAATTTTATGGTCCCGGATGGTCGTGCGAGTACTGAACGAACTACTGACGTAACTCCGCAGAATTTAAAAGGAGTAAAGCTTCCGGTAGGTGAATATAATAAAAAAGTAGAAACTGGTGAACTAGTAGATCCTACACTGTTCAATAAACCGTTCAACAAAGATTTTACCAATGTGTTAGAAGTCCAAGGACTGCTCAAGGACGAAGCCAGAGGCACAACTACATCAAGCGCCAGACGCGATATTCCGAGTATGGTATTTGGAATAAGTACGCCAGGACCATTAGATCGAAGAGAAGGAGCTCCATATCATGAAATTGGCCCTGTAGGCAAAAAAGCTAATGTCCCTTACAACAGACTTGGAGGATCAAGTTTTGTTATGGACGACGGCGATGATAAATTTATTCGTAAAACACACGCTGAAGACGGCCCTCCTTTGTACATTAACAAAGAAGCAGGCGAAACTGGCGGCGACGAAACAATACCTCAAAACGAATTAACTAGAATTCGTACTCGAACAGGCCATCAAATTTTATTGCATAACAGTGAAGATTTAATTTATATTGCTAACAGTCGAGGCACAGCGTGGATTGAATTAACTTCAGACGGTAAAATTGATATTCATGCACAAGACAGTATTAGCATAATGTCAGATAACGACATTAATTTTACTGCAGAACGTGACTTTAATATCGATGCAGGTCGAAATATTAACATGAAGGCAACTGCTAGATACAGTGACGGATTACAATATCTTGATAATAAAGAAAGCGGCAGAGTACAAATAGAAAGTATTTGGGATACAAATATACATGTCGGACAAGACTACAAATTAACAGTAAAAGGCAACAGTGATGTTGTAGTAGATTTGGATTCAAACAAGACTGTCAAAAAAGATTATCATTTACATTCCGAAGCAAAAATATATCAGCGCAGCGATGGTGCAACGCACGAATCAAGCGGTCATAGTTGGTTTAGAACTAGTGGGTCTAATATAAACGATAAAGCAGGTGGTGTGCATTTATTATCAAATACAGGCTATCAAGCATATTCCGACGGCGATAGTAGAACTTATACTACAGGAAACACCGATCTTATTCAATTAGGTTGGCGTCACGAACAAGTAACAGGCGAATTACATCTTATTTGCGAATCAAATATTAGACACGAATCTACAGATGAATACGTAGTAATATCTCATGAAGATATCCATCACGAAGCAGATGCTGACCATCATATTATTGCAGGAGCAGATACTTTTCATAATGCACTGGGCGGCACAGTTAATATACAAGGCACAACAAGAATTACTGGAGATGCAGCCGATATCCACTGGAATAGCGGAAACAGCACCGCGGCAGTAGAAGGTGGTGATCCAGTTATTGCGCTAACAGCGTTAACTGCAAGTGTTGCTAATCCGCCATTGGATGCAGAAAAAGCCCCAGTATTATCCACAGTTGTATTACCTTATATGTTTCCAGGTGCAGATAATCCAGTTCCTTATGAAAGTATACTTTGTCGAGCCCCGCAACACGAACCTTGGGGACAGCACGAAAACTCGAATCCTCAAGCATTTAAGAAGGAAGAAACTGATAGAGAAGATCCAGGTATGCTTACTCCAGCAGACAGAGTTTTAACGCCCGACACGTTTACTAAAAACAAAGGTTCTATTACAAGTAGTAGAACAGTAATGAATTCAGGAACAGGCGGCGCAGGAGCCTTTGACCAAACTGGCGATGGCCAATTAGTGAACAGAGCTGAACCTCAAACTGGAGGGGTTACATATAGTGGCGATATTGAAGTCGATCCTAACCGAGGTAGTGCAGGCGCTGATCCTACAACAACGTTCTTTATTGGAGACGGACAATTAGCAACGGTAAGTGCAGGCGGAGTGTCCTGTCAAGTTGCCGAAAAATTCCAGAAAAATTTCCA